TCTATGGGCATTATGCCACAGGGCTTTAGTGTTAATCATTACCTGACAGACACGGACGCATGGTTCATTAAAACGGACGTTGAAAACGGTTTGACAATGTTTGACCGTACCAAGCTTGCGTTCACACGCGATAACGATTTTGATACAGAAAATGCGAAAGCAAAATGTATCGAGCGTTATTCAGTTGGCTGGACGGATTGGCGTTCAATTTTCGCTTCACCTGGCGCGTAATCGCAGGAAACGTATAATTTGATCAGGCGGCGTTTGTCGCCTTTTCTAAACTAAAACGCTAATAAGGGGTTAATCCCATGACAACTACAAACTTTCCAAACGGAATCGTCGCACCGGTTTACAACACGTCAGGTGTTGCCGTTACTGCTATTGTTGACCTTACAGATAACAGCGGCGGCACTGGCACTGACACTATCGCGGCAATCGGCGGCACGTATTCACAAACAGAAGTTCGCAACGCTATCGCAAGTCTTTCTGATAAAATAACAGAGTTGAACGCGGCACTACAAGCGGCTCAAATTACGGCTTCCTAGTCGTTAAGGGGCGGCTATATGTGCCGCCCTACTAATTAACGGAGGTTTGGCTTTGGCCGATACTGTAACATCACAAACTCTAGTTGACGGTGAACGAAATATCGTGATGAAATTCACGAATGTTTCTGACGGTACGGGCGAGTCTGAAGTTAAAAAGGTTGATGTTTCCGAGTTGGTAGGCGCCCCTGATACGGTGCGAATTGACAAGGTTACATTTATGACCAACGGGATAGGTGTTCGGATAGACTGGCACGGGGAAACAAATGTGCAGGCTATGAGACTGCCACAAGATACAAGTGACACGATTAATTTGCGGCGTTATGGGGGTGTTGTAAATAATGTTGTTGCGGGGAAAACAGGGGATATTTTATTTACCACGACTGAAACCGCGTTGGCGGGTGATGGGTACACAGTGATTTTAGAAATGGTTAAAACATAATGCCACAAAAGGTCATCATAGTTGACGAGCTTGGGGCATTTGTCGAGCAAGAAAACCCACAAGAGGTCACGCAGGTTGACGAACTTGGGGCGAGTATCAACGCGCAAAACCCGCTGGATGTTGGCGGCACTGCAAGCGAATTAATATCAGAAGTGTTACACCAGATTTTAGACGAGGCTAGACTAACAAATAAACTATTGATGGAAATGGGCAAATGAGCGAACTACGACTAAAAGACGGCACTGGCGGCAGTAGTGTTGCCAAGGTTAACACAAACAACCGATTGAACGTTGAATCTGTTGCTACAACTCAACAGGCGCAAGCTAGTTTCGAAGGTCGCGGGTATAACCTAAACACTGGTGACATCGCACTGACGTCGGCTGGCACAAGCGCGGTTGCGTACTTTAAATATACTGGCCTAACGTCTTTTAATATCGCCAATATCGCAGTAGGTGTTGGGGCTATGGGCGGCACTGTTGACGACCCCGTTTTAATCAAGGTAATTCGTGACCCTTCAGGCGGTTCGATTGTTGACAACGCAGTGGCCGGTGATATGAACGCCAATCGTAATTTCGGGAACCCTTCTGGATTGACGGGCTTTTTCTATAAGGGCGTTGAGGGTGACACATTCGTCAACGGCACTGACATTGCACAATTTTATACAAACGGCAATTCCCGCCTGTTCGCTGGTGTTGATTTTGTTATCCCGCAAGGTACGGCCATTGGTATTGAAATAACACCAAATGCGGTAAGCGCGGGCAATATTTACGTTGCCTTCATTGGTCATGAAACGGAGGATGTATAATGGACGTTACACTTAGGAACCATTCGGACGGCACAGCGGCAACAGTTACGCCACAAAACCAGATATTAACCAAGTCTGAAGTAATTTCGCAACAGCATTTTATTTCAACTGAGTTTGGCCGCGCATTTCAAGCTGAAGGCGTTTCCGTAACCCTAACGAGCGCGACCCATACAGTTTTGCACCTTAAAAACGACGACCCACAGCGCAACATGGTAATTTCATATATCCGCACCCAACTGGTCGGGGCTAACGCATCAAACCTTCTAACCAATTATTTCGAGTTGGGCTTTGACCGCACAGTAAGTGCAAATGGCACAGTGGTAGAACCAGCTAACATGAACAGGGGCAGCGGCGTCGCTGCGACGTTCACCGCGACAAGCGGCGCGGGAACAACGCCAACAATGGCTGGTACATTTGTTAGTTTTGACAAATGGTATCCAAAAGAGGGCAACGACAGGCTTGCATATAATAAAGAAGGGTCTATCATCCTTGGCTTAAACGATACGCTTGAGGTTCGTTATGTTGGCACGGCAACGGCTGGAAACGCCTATGCACGGGCAACAATAATGATGGTGGATAAGTAAGTGATAAAGACTACGCTAGTTGACCCCATTGACCATGTGGCAGTGGATGTAGAAGACTACTGGCTGTCAAGTCGCAGGTTGACTGGGCGTGAACGGGCTTTATTGACAACTACACCAGCGGGAACCCACGGAACCTTTAGGTCTATTTCCTTCACATCTTCAGGCACAACAGAACTTGTTGCGCCAGATTCCGAAGGTTCTTTATTGCTGACAGATTTGGTGATAACGGGTGACAAGGTAAACGGCGGATCTGTCGAAGTCAGATGGACTGACGGAACGGACACCAGCCTTATTTTAAAACCAGTCGTAACGGACGCGCCTGTTTATATTCACATGCCATTTACAGGTAGGGTACAGGGGTGGCGTGACGCCTCTCTTAGTGTTATTGTAACGAACAATGTTAGCGGTTCAGTTATGGCCGTGTACGTCAAGGCACCTGACGGCGTGCCTTATAAGGAATGGGACGCGTTGAGATAATGGGACAGTCAGATCATTACTTACACGGTAGCAATAACGTAATTTGCGACAGGTGCGGGTTTAAGTACAAGCGCGATGATTTGCGAAAAGAGTGGAATGGTATATGGTCTTGTTTCGGGGGTAATACGAATAATTGCTGGGAACCTAGACACCCGCAAGATTTTGTAAAAGGCAAAGCAGACAAGCAAACACCGCCTTGGGTTAGGCCAGAAACAGACGACGAATTTCTTTAGGAGTTACACATGGCAGTCACAGGCACAAATACAGTTAGAACAATCGTGCAGGATGCGTTATTGGATATTGAAGCCGGCACGCTTGGCCAAGCCGCTGACGCGGTGGCTATGGCGCACGGTATTCGGCACCTAAACCGACTGATGAAATCTTGGCAAAGCCAAGGTTACTTGCAAAGCCTTGTCGCGCAACAAAGTTTGACTTTAGTTGCAGACACGGCGGCGCACACTATGTCACCTGTTAGGCCAATGAAAATCTTAAATGTACGATACAAGGACGCCAACGGTACAGAATTGCCAATGAATGAGTTATCGCGCCAAGAATACGACGAGTTGCCGATAAAGACTTCGCAGGGGATTCCAACAAATTTCTACTACGACAAGCAAAAAGAATCGGCTGTTATAAACTTTTGGCCTGTCATTGCGTCGGTAACAACTGAAACGGCAGAAATTACCTATGAGCGCGAATACGAAGATATTAGCGACGAGGACGATGTTATTGATATACCAGCGGAGGCATACGACGCGGTTGTTCTAAACCTTGGTAAACGCCTTACGCATACTTACGGTTCTTCCGAAAGAAAAATGGCAATACGCGCAGACGCGAAAGAGGCATTAGATTGTTGGCTTGCGTCAGACAGTGAAACTATTGTTAGATTCTACGATGGGTTTTAGGGGTACTAATGGAAAAGATAACATTTGTAACACAATCAAGTAGGCTTGCAGACGACGCAGGGTTTGATTCGTCTAGATTGATTAACGTGTACCCAGAGGCAGGCCCGCAAAATGGCAAAGGCCCAGTTTTGTTGCGTTCAGTTCTTGGCAGGGAAGCGTTTGCAGCAACCAACACCCCTATTGTAAGGGCTATGGAGTTTTTTAATAACAAGTTGTACGTTGTAAGCGGCGGCACTCTGTTTTCAATATCGGAGGGCGGTAACGTTGATAACCTTGACGTAGTTGGTGACAGTGTAACAACAACAATATCAAGTAATGGTGATTATGTAACCGTAGCAGCAAATGGTGTGTATTCCGTATGGGATGGCACAAGCATGACAACGCCTAGCGGGGGGCGCATATCGTCAGTTGGAACCGTTGCGCACCTTGATCATTATACAATTCTAACAGAGCGAAACGGCGATGAATTAGAATGGACAACGTTAGCAGATCCAACAACGCGCGACGCGTTGTTTTTCGCAACAAACGAAAGCAAAAACGACAAGACGTTGCGCGTTTTGTCCGACAGGCTTTATCTTTGGTTTTTCGGCGTAAACTCAATAGAGGTTTGGTACAACACGGGATTAAGCGACGCAAACGCTTTTTCCAGAATATCGGGCGGTGCGCTTGAAACGGGGTTACTCGCCGCTAATTTGGCCACGAAAACAGAGGCGGGGTTGTTTTTCATAGGCGATGATAAGGTTGCTTATGTGTCGGCTGGGGCTGCATTGTCGCCAGTGTCTACCCCCGCTGTTAACGAAGCCATAAACGCGGAAACGCCAACGCATTGCTTTTACTACGAGGATCGTGGCCACAGGTTTTGCGTCATTCGTTTTGCGAACCGTCCATCTTGGATTTATGATATATCAACTGGCCTTTGGGCTGAAAGATCAACGGGCGTAGCGAATGGCCCGTGGGACGTTGTTGCGGCGGTTCACGCATGGGGTAATTATTATTGCGCTACCATTGACGGCACTGTTTACAAAATGTCACGCACCAACACAGATATAACCGACCCTCTTAGGCGGGTTATGGTTTCATCTTCGTTATATTTAAGCGGCGCACAGTTTTCCGTTTCTGAAGCGGAGTTCTTGGGCAACTTTGGTGAATCCACTAATGACACGACGATAATGTTTAGAATATCGCGCGACGGTGGTAGGGTTTACGGGCCACTAATGACCAGATCCGCTGGCGAGACAGGTGAGCGTGAATTGCGAACGGTGTTGCGGGCTTTGGGTAGGTATAGAAACTTTTCTATAGAGGTATCAATAACTGACGCAACGGATATAAACATTTATTCTCAAGCCAACGTAAGGATCGGGTAAAATGTCAATACAAGCAAAAGAGCCAACTAACATTGAGAAATACGTCGATAAAGACGGCAGGTTAACGATTGACGGACTTCTTTATTTCCAGTTGGTGATCAGGAC